CGGCCTCGTTGACAGCTTTTATCATGTCGCCCGCCTCGGGGATAAGTGCCTCGACGAATGCCTCGAGAATATCCACGAGGTCCTTGGTCTCGACTTCGGTCTTGGATGTCTCCTCGTCCTCGGTCTTGATCTCGGTCTCCTCGATGGTCTCCTTCTTCATTTCGTCGTCTGCCATCTCTGGTTCCTCCTTCCCGAATGCGGGAAGCTTGCATACCTCGCAGGCCCCGTCCTCGACGAGGGCGAGCCCTGTGAAGCTCACGTCGATGACCAGCCCGTCGGGCTGGATCTCGACCACGGTCTCGGCGGATACATCCTTGATGCCTCCGCTCTCCCTGGGCATCTGCACCAGGGATGCGCACGCCTTGGATGCGTCCGTCTGACAATGGAGATATACGTCGCCCATTACGGCGGCGCTGTCGTGAGAGTAACGCGGGTTGACTACCGCGCCGATCTTCTCGGTCACGGATCTCGGTGTCCCGCCTGAGTGCCTTGTCCAAACTGCGTTGTCATCCCATTGGGACGCACAACGCTCCAGGACCTCGGCCGTGAATACGGTATCTATGCCGTGCATGTCGGTCCATGCTCCGGCCGCCATGATGACGACGTCGTGGATGAGGAGACCGCCATCCTCGGTGGCCTCGTATGAGCTCATCTGCTCGGTCTGATTGAAATACGCTTTATGCTTAGTCATATAGTGATAGCCTCCTGATCGGGGAAGTGGGGAATACGGCAGCAACGGCAGTTAGGATGCCACGGGAGGGCCATCGGCTCGTCGAGACCGTAGACCTTCAGCGTGGTGCCTGAGCCCCCGGTCGCCTGTCTGATGCAATGGAGGCACGTCCTGTCGTCGTCCGTGGGGTAGGATAGATAACCGTCGCATCCTGCTTGGATGAAGCGTGCCTTCCTGACGACGTCGCATACACGCATCGTCTCCGTGCGGACGATGGTCTCGGAGTGCTTGACCTGATTCTGTCCCGCCTTGTCAATCTGCCTTGTGATCTCATCGGCGCCGAGGCCCTGCTGATAGCCCTCGGCCGTGATCCTCGTCACGTCCTTGAGAAGGTCGCCCCCTATCGAGCGTACGTTCTCGCGGATGTTGGCCTTCAGCATCTCGACCTCCTCGGCGGGTACCTGAACGGACGGTCCGAGCACGATGCCCGTGTGGAGGTTGTTGAGTACCCTGTCGGATACCCTGACGGTGGTCTCCGCCGCGTTGCGCATCCAATCGTCGGCCGATGCGCTGAGGTCGTCCTTCAATGATTCGCTCAGGCGCTCCAGGATCTCGAGCCTGCGGGGGTCGTTGCCGATGGCCGTCTCAGCCATCGCCCTGGTGTACGCCTCGATGATCTCGCGCTGTCTTGCCATCTCCTCGCGCTCGATCTTGCGGGTGCCCGAGGGGTCGCGCCTGTTGACCGGGGATCTCATTGCGGTGCCTCCTTGCCTTGGGCCTCGGCGATGTGGTGCATGACGCGGTCCATGATCTCGTCGCGGATCTTGGCGTTGTCATACTCTCCAGCCTTGGGGTGCTTCCCCCATACCTCGGCCATCTCCTCTACTGACAGAAGGAACTCGGGATCCGTAGGGTCGAGGGATGTGATGACCTGGAGGAGTTGGGCCTTCTTGAGCTGGGCGTCGGGGTCGGGGGAATTGAATATAAGCTGTACGGCTCCCGCCTTGAGTCCGAGGTCGGGGAGGACGTATCTGTCGATGTAGCGGGTCTGCATCGTGCTGGCGATTATCAGTTGCTCGGATGCGATCCTGTTGTAATATTTGCTCAGCGTGACCTTGGCGGTGGCCTCGCTGTTGTCGGACAGTCCGGCCATCGCGCGGGGGATCTGCATAGCGACGGCGATGCCTTGCAGGGCGGTCTCCGCGTATGTGGATACCTGAGTGACGCCCTGAGCGTTGAGCGTGTTGATCTTGGCGCCGAGGCCGTTGGCGAGCGCCGATCCCGGACCGAGATCCGCGAGCTCTCCCTCGAGCAGATCTGCGGGCATCACTCCATCGGCTCCCTCGAATGTTATATCATACGAGGGATAGCCCATTCTGAGGATCATCGCCGCGTTGGCCTCGCGGATGTTCTCGTAGTCGATTATCGCCTTGTATGCCTGGGCCAGCTCCGAGCGTCCGAGCTCGGGGTTGCTCGCGTAAGGCTTGAGGGCCAGCGATACGACCTCGTACTTGGTCCACTCGGTTATGCGAGCCATGTTCTTGCCGTACTGTACGAATCCGTCCAGCCAGCCGACCGCGTCGTATTCGGGATAAATGTTATATGAGGAGTGGGCGACGAGTGCATGGCGCTGACCGATCTGCCCGACCTCGGCCATACCGAACCCGTATATCTTGGATTCCGTGGCCATCTTCTTGACCTCGATCTCAAAAGATACCGCGTTCAGGTATTCTCTTACCTTGGCGACGTCATCGGGATCCTCCCCCTGGAGCGCCCACCCCTGCGCGAATAGGTCGTCCACCTCGGTGTTTATGATGGAGCCGGCGACGGTAGTCTCATATAATTCGGAGAACTCCCTGTGCTGGTCGATCTCCTTGGTGACTTCGGATGCGTGACGGTACTTACCCTCGGCGGCTTGGAGCCTTACGGTTGCGCCCTTGATACCCTTGGCTGGTGCCTGATACTCGGCGGGCTTGCTCTTGCTCCACGGCCAATTCATAATAGGGTTTAACCGTGGATATTAAAAAGGATGGTTGATGCGCCTATTTCTTGAATACCAATAGATACGCTACCGCGCCGATGACGACCACCGAGCCGATGACGATCCCGATGATCGGCCAATTGATAGATTCGTCGGATTGATTCCCGGGGTCATCCTCAGCAGGCCCCCACGGTTCGGGTGGGCTCCCGTAGACCTTAATCATATATGTGCCTGGCTCGAACACACTCGAGGCATTTACCACATCTCCCGTGTCCATTCTTATCCAATAACCGGGCCATGACAACTCAACGATATTGTTCGCCCCTATCGGCTTATTTGGAACGACATAGTATGTTTCGACTTTATTCATGTCGTACTCATCCCCCCAATAATAGCACAATATTGCTGGTTCGGTCGGTTCATTTTCGGGTCGTGCCGTTGCGTCGTTCCCGTCCGTGAATACGACGACCGCCCCCAGGATCATAACTGCCAATATTGCCAACGTTGCCACTAATCCGCCGCGCATGCCTTCCCATCGGTTTGGGGTTATTTATATCCTCTCGAATCTGAAGTCGACGTGGACGGATTGACCGCCGTATGCATACTTCGGATTGTCAAATACCGCGATGTGCTCCGATCCGCCCCATGTCGCCGATACGCGATTGATGGGTTTAGCCGTTGCATATCCCAACGGCTGATCCGCCGCGGGGAATATCGCCGCGATATGGCAGTATCCTGCATTGTCATCGACTGTTTTGATGTATGCACCGTTGGACTGTGTCGCCACGACCCCATCCTCGGTGTATATCTTGACGTTGCTCACGGATACCGGGGTGGCATATTTGGAGTATGTGTTCAGTCTTGCGAAGATGTAGACCGATTCGGGGACTGAGCTTGCATTGTTGCTAATGGCGTCCGCGCTGAGCCCCATCGAGTTGGCGACCTCGGATCTGTCGGCGGTGCGGATGTTATCGAGGGATACTTGGGTGATTCCGTCGCCGAGGATGATCTCTGTCGGGATCGCGGTACCCTGTGCGCCGTACTCGGGAACGTCGATGCCGATTGGCTCACCGCCGACCGCTCCCGTGCTAAAATCCCATATATCGAGACGATACCCTGCGAGGATCATCTTGCCCTCGAATACGTTGGTATGGAGCTGGACCATCTTGCCCCCGGCCGCGTATGCCTGGAGGTTGTGCGTTCCGAGGCTGTTATCAGCGATGACCGACCTTAACGGCGACTGCATGATCTCGGTCAGACTGTTGACCATCAGCGCATCATCGGTCTCCAATGCCACCGGGAGCCCTGATGTTGTAGCATCCTCGGCGATGTATGCCTGCGTGGCCTTCTCGGCCATCCAATGCGCCGTGAGATCATGGCTGAGGATGATCTGCTCTCCTGCCGCCGACGGGTCGGTCGTGAACGTCTGCACCGGGCTCTCGGATACGGTGTGCCTCGGGCGGACGATGACCTTGCCGGGCTCGTCAATGGATATATCGAGACCGTAATTGCCGTTCCTCAGCATCTCCAGGATGCAGGTCAGATAGTCATAGGTGCTTGTTGTGTAGTATGTCGTAGTGCCCATGTTCTCATTGACAACATCGGCGATCAATCCCGCCCATTCGAGGAGGTCCTTGACTATGCCCTGAATGCCAGCGGCGCCCGTGATGAAATACGATATAATCATCTGTATTCCTGTCTCTACCGTGGACATATATGTATCAGACGGTCCAGCCGGGACATTTACTTGAGCAATCGAGACGGTACTTCCCGATACATTTACGTTCCCGGTACTGATGGTCGTATAATTGATGTGATTGAACACAACGGCCACCTCGGGAAGATTGCCACTTACCACGGTCGTCCATGATGATCCGTTGTCCGATGTGTAATAGTCGCCTGATACTGTCAACCTGCTGGATGAGAATTGAGCATAGGTCGCATAATTGATAATGGTGGCAGGAGCCCCTGAGGTTGTGGCCTGCTGAGTTACCTCTACCCCTATATAATATGACGATGGATCCCCGCTTATTGTCCAATCAACGTTCCATGTGAGTGTTGTCTCAGCCGATGCATATATGTCCCCTCCTCCGACCTTGGAGGCGGTGGCCACGCACGACGATGCCGTTGTCGATTCCTGTTCAATGAATGCGTTGTTTACATAACGATATAATTTGACCTTCAATAATCCCGAGACATATAGAGCGGAAGTCGAATCCGTATGAGCCTTCCCCTCGCTATATGCTGATACGCTGACCTGGGTTATTTTTCTTCCCTGCTGAGGGGAATACGAATGACCGTTCCAATTGACGGACGGGAGTTTATGAATTGTGTATTTGGGCGGTCTATAATAGGTCTGCGTTCCGTGCGTCATCGCTGAAGTGGCGTCGATTGATATTTTATCCACGGTCTCGACCGTCAATAATGCACCGATGTCGTTGTGCATCGTGTAGATATAATCGGTGCCCGATGTTGCCCTCGATACGCTCGTATCATTCTGAGTGTAACCCGTATGACTCTGGTATTGATCGCTATATTGCGCGAGATCCATCAGTCTATCGTAGGCTGTGACCGTGATGACGTCCCCGCTCTCTATCTGATAGATCATCCCGCGAAATACCATCTTTAACGATCCGCTCGAAGAATCACGATACTCGACCGTGATCTCCATCCCCCTATCGACCGCTCCCGTGTGTCCGTCGCTCCATCCCTCGAATGATGATGCGAGGATGTTATTGGTTGTGTTCTTCATGACGGGGAACTTGACCACAGCCTTGCTCGGAGCGTTGACCCCGATGCGGACGACAGGGGTGCCGATGGTCGGGGTGTCCCCTGTGCCCGTGCTCGTGATGTATGATCCGTTGGGTGCGTAGATCACCGTGCGCCATTGGGAGTTGGATGCGGCGATGGACTTGGGTTTGACATAGTGGTCCGCCTTGGCGTATGCATTAGATGTGTTCAGCGTGACGAGCCTGCGGTGTCCCGAGGGTGCCTTGGCCGTTCCTGATAATGTATTGTTAGCTGTCCACTCCATCCACCACGGCTTGGAGGCGACCGCGTTGGCGCTCGCGGAGACCGATGTGCCGATATTCTCGGATGGCATCAGTACCACGTCCCCGTCTGCTGAGGCTCGACTACGTTCTCGGCCTGCCTTGCGGTCTCGGTGCTGGCCACGTTTATCGTTGTGTTATTGCTGTTCTGGATGGCTGAATACATATAACCGCCGACGGCCCCGGCCGCAAAGGCGGCGCTTCCGACGATGAGCGCGCCCTTGGCGGGATTCTCGGCAATGGCCGCGAATGTCGATACGATGGCGGTAGTCTTGAGAACCGCATTGAGGGTCTGGAATAACGTTACCACTCCCTTGATCGCCTGTGCCGTACCGACGACCAATTGGATCCCGGCGGTGACCTTCTGCAATGTGAGGGCGGTCTCCTCGTCAACGAGGCCGAGGGTCTTGACCGAGCTCGTAACGGCGGATAATCCCGACTGTACTGCGTGCAACGCGGTCATAACCTCAACCGACTTGAGGATGGCGGTCTGCTGTGCCTCGGTGCATCTATTGGATGCCTCCTCGGTCTTTTTAAGCTGATCCTCGGCCTGCTTCATCGGCCCGCTTATCTTGTCCTCAGCTCTGAACGTATATACGACGTCAGTATCTGCCATTGGTATGTCCTCCTGATAATGCTCTCATTCCCTGGCCGTCATCCGTGGTATTGATGGCCTGCTCGATCATCATCCCCATGGCGACCCCTCCTGCTACCGCCAGCGCGGCGACGGCGGCCGCCCCTACCGTGTATTTGGCCAAGTGTGCGGTACCTTCGGCCATCTTGAACGCTATGAGCGCCTGCTTGGCCGCGATGATGCCTTTGATGATCTGCGATGTGCCTCCGACCATCTGGAAGGCCGCGCCCGCGATCTGTAATGCCTCTATATCGACGCCTAACTGAGATAACGATGAACTGATCCTGTTGATGGAACCTGCCAAGGATGTGAGCTCGTTGGCCATCTTATAGGCCCTCCGCTATGCTGACCCTGAATGTGCGGTACTCCTTGCCAACGCTATCCACCGGGGTGATGGCCTCGATGAATCCCTTAATCAATGATGATTTAGTGACCGCGAGGACCTGAAACGGATTCTCAGCCATACGGTAAAGCTGGCCCATAATGTCGCACCTGTCGTTTTTGATATGGACGACCACATTCATGTAGCGGACGCCGTTGCTGACCTTCCTTGCGTATGCGCGGGCACATCCCTCGGGCTTTATGTCCTGCATCTGAGCCGAGAATCCGAATACCCCTGGATCGTCGATTATGACTGTATTATCTTCACTATATACCCCGTAAGTAGTCGGTAGGCCGTCAATCTGCCTTATCCCTATTGATGTTATAGTCGGATGCTTTATTATGACTGTAATACCATCTAAACGAACCGTCCTATCGTCGTTTAATAGCCTGTTTATTTCTATCTTATTGACTGTTAGGGTGATCTTTGTGTGATAATTGGCGGTCTCTATCAGGGATCCCGTATTTATGACAATATTATTGGCGACCGCACCTGCACTTATCGTTACCACATGGTCAATATTTACAGTATCGGAGCTCGTCGGTATGGTGCCTCCATCCCATGTTGACGCCACATTCCAATCACCATTTTGGACCGATGTGAGTGTTGCCATCTACTCGCCCCCCTTCATCATCGCCACGATGGCATAACCCTGCCCGATGGTCAGATCTGCGCAGTCGATGCCCAGGCCCCCGGTAGCGACCAGCAGGACCGCGAGCGGGTCCTCGGTATCCTCCTTCGGGATCTCGGGCGTGATGAACTCGTCCAGCTTGGCCTCCAATGCCTCGGATAGATCGCGGGGCAACTTGGCGAGTATCTGCCGGACTTCCGTGCCTGATACGGGCGGTACGAATGACGCGCCCCTGAGCTCGTCTATCGGCCACTTGGCCGCGATCTCGGTGAGGGATGCGGTCTCCTCCTCGCTGAGGGTGGCACCGCTCTCGCGCTTGGCGTTGAGCCTTCCGACCTTGGCCATATCCTCGTCGGTCATCATCGCCGTGAGCTCCCTGAACTTGAAGTAGGGGATGCGGCGGATGACATACCCTCCCGCCTCGTAGCGTTCCCGGTGCTGGTCCCACAACATGGCTATCATACCACCGATATGTTAGCCGCCCTGAATCTGAGCGTCTGGCGCTGTTTGTCCTGAACGAGGTCGGGGAGCGTTCCGTCGGCCATATACTTGCATCCGCTCAGCGTGAGCGTGACGGGATAGCTTATCCCGAGCGTTATGACGATTGAACCCGATACGGTACCGTTGGCTATCGCGTTGTTGATATACGTCAGGTCCTCCATCCATACGTCCGCCTGGAACTCGATCTCACGGCGGCCCTCGAGGAGTGCGCCCGTGATCGCGTCGCCCGTCGTGGGCATTCTGACCCTGTCGAGGTTGTTGGTGATGCTGAGCTCGAATGATTGCGGATATATCTCTGAGCCCGAGACGGTGATCCCGTTCATCCATTGGACGGCGGGAGCCGATGATGACGTCCATACGCTGTCAGCGCTGTTCTTGGTCGCGCTGGCTGACTTCATCGCCATGACCTCCTCGGTGAACTGAACGATACCGCCTGGGGCGTCTGCCTTGATGGTGAGCTTGTTTGTCTTACATCCGTTGTATGTGCGCCCCTTCCATGCTGAGGCGTCCGTCCTGGCGTATATCTGTTCGGTCCTCGATGCGAGCTGAGGGTCGCCCGAGGTCGTTCCCGTACTGCCGACGGCATAATTGATTATCTGCTTCCATCCCGATTGATCCCTCGCCTCCAGCGTTGCCGAGAATCCCGCGTCCTTCTGCCTTGTGACGTAATCTGTCGGGTCGAATGAGCGCGAGCCATATCTCCAGGCGATGTATGGGTTGGGGTTGTCCTGGAACGTGAAGCGCCCGCCCTCAGATACGTCACCGTAAAGGATGGCGGATCCCGTCGGCGTCCCGTATGTGCTCTCGGTGTTTATCGTCACCGGGGTGAGGTCCCCGGCGGTTATGTGTCCGTTGGTCATGTCCTTATCATCTCCATCTCGATTGTCATTTGTAGATCGTAACGTGGGCGGTCGCTCCTGACCGTCCTCTTGGCGGGATTGATGCGGATGCCGTTGACGGTGCCGTACTCGGTCGTTATGTGTGAGCTCATGTCCAGCTTGAGAACGGCCTCGGCGACAGCATCGATGCGCTGGAGGTCATCCCCGACGATGTGCAGGATCATCGAGGGATTGTCGAATGCCGTGTCGTATCTCTGCCTCGGGTCGGCCGGAGATCCCGGGAGCTGAGTGAGTGCGCCTGTTATCTCGGCCGTGATCTTGACCGGGAGCATCCCCGCATAGACCCCGTCGCGGTATGTGAAGTCTGAGCAACCCGTCGCTCCGCACCTCGCCACATTGCACCGAGCAGGTGGATTCTTCCACGGGACGATCCCTCTCAGGATCTCAGCGCACGCTCTGAGGGCATCCTCGGTCATATCGACGCCACCACCTGCATATCAACGTATTCGACATAGCGCGGGCCGTTGAGGGCCTTCATCTTGAGGGAACCGTCAGCCATCGGTACCGCCGTATAGTAATGGGTCGCTCCGATGGTCGCGGGTATATTCCTGATTAGATAATTGCGGGCGAACTTCATACGCTGGATGGCCGTTGCCTGGACTGAGGATACGGCCATGACCGTGATCGTGTGACTTGTCCTGCGTATGCCCGCGTCGACATGGTCGCCCCCGATCTCCTGCACCGTGACGCACTCGGGAAGGTCCAACGGTATGAGACGCGAATAAACGTCCACATCCATCGCACCATCGAGCAATCCGCGGAGGTCGTCCTCTATCATACGATTCGGTTAGTAGTGTATTTTAAAAAGGATGGTTGATGACCCCCGTATAGGGGGCCATGTTCGGGTTTATTCCTCCTTGAGGAGGTCGGGGTTGGCCACGATCATCTCCTTCGCGAGCTTGTCCGCCTGCTTCTTTTTGACGCCGGACTTGACAAGCTTCTCGACGAGGGCCGCGTATCCGCCGTTCATCTCAGCAGTCTCATCAGCCACGGACTTAACAATGCGAAACGCATCGGCGGACTTCTTCTGCCACTCTCCTGCCGCGACGCTCTTGATGACGGTCTCGTAAAGGAACCATGTCGCCAGGATTCCCAGGATAAGGCCGTAGACGGCGTAATATTCCCAATCGTTGCCGATCCTCTCGTTGGCGAGTATCAGGACGATGCACGCGAGGGCGGTTCCCAGGATCACGGTCATCGCGTCGGCGATGATGAATATCCTGTCGAACTTCGATGCTTTTGTGAGCTCCCACTTCTCGGCGCTCGTGAGGGATGCGGGGTCGGTGGGGTCGCGACCGCCCTCCGCGATCTTGGTCCTCAGCTTCTCGGCGTCCGTTTTCTGCTTCTCGTATTTCGAGATAGCCATAAAGACGGTAAACGCCAGGGAGCCGACGAGCGCACATACGACCATCGCGATGATGGTCAGATTGTCGAGTATGATCTCCATGGTCTCATTTCTCCTTATGCCGATTATCCCTGCCGTCGTCCAGCCGAATACATATCCCAACCCGTACCACCAGGGAATGCTTATTCGCCCGTGGGCGTACTCAGGAAGGACCGACATAATTGCCGTTTATCCTTGGACATTAAAAAGGATGGTTGATGCGGATCTTGGACCTGTCCCCGGTCGTCTTGACCTTGATCGTAGTCCTCTTGGGCGCGGTCATTATCTCGCATACTCCCGTCAATGCGTCCTCCGCATCGTCGTGCTCGGCCTTGCCGTCGGTCGTGAACGTGACGATGGACTTCCAGAACTCAGGCCACTTATCCGCCCAATGCTCGGGCATAAGACAATGTTGCATCAGCCACGGGGCTGCGGTGAGGATGCGTGCCTTCTTGTTCTGATGCTGCGTGAACCATCCGACCACCGCCGAACCGCCGTAGCGCCTTACGAGCTCCTGCACCGCACGGGCGAATCCCCTCCCGCCGTTGTTCGATTCGATGTGTGCGGATGCCACCCTGAGCGGATACTCGGCGCATAGCTGTTGGGCGACCATCGGCTCGGTCTGCTCCATCGGCGCTTGGGTGTAGATCACATCGAGGATGACCACGTCACGGGGATCCGCCGCGACCTGACCGAATACTATCGAGCATAGGTAATCGCTCCCCTCGTCAGCAGTATCGACGTATGCCATGACCTTAGACAGTCCAGGAAGCTCTGAATATGTGCGGAATGACGTATAGAGACGGTTCTGCACATCTACGGGTTCCTGCTGATAGTTTGCCCGGAATATGGCTGGAGCCATCGTCTTGAACGTTATGTCATAGTCCTCGGCGCTGAGGATCCCGTCGCATAGCATCGTCCCGTCGTCCTGACGGGCCTTGTAGGTTATCAGGCGGGGAGGATACCCTATCGCTGTAAAATGCTCGAGAGCGCGTCCGCAGGGGTCTCTCGTCGCCCATCTCGTCATGATGAATATGATCTTCTGTCCGGGCTCCCTCCTGCTGAGCAGAGTATCCGTGAAGTACGACCACTTCTGCTCGAGGATGCGTTCATTGTATGCCTCCATCGAGTTTTTGATTAGATCATCGCACAGGATGAAGTTGGCACCCATTCCCGTGACCGTTCCCGTCGGGGACGATGCGAGATACCTCCCGCCGTCGGTGGTGCTCCATAACTTCATCGAGGCATCGCCCTGAGCGATCTCGGTTCCGGGGAATATGTCGTGATATACCGTCGAGCCGTCCCCCGATACCTCGCTGATGGCGTTCCTGACGGTCTTGGCGAATGTCGTGCTCAGCTCCTCGTTATAGGATACCGTGATGACCTTCTGCGTCGGATCGCGCCCCAGGATCCATTCGACGAATAGGGATGCCGTCCTCGACTTGCCATGCCTCGGCGGCATGTTGACCACCATCACGCGCTCATTGGATGACCAAAAAGCCTGGAGCTGATCGCATAGATCCCGGAGGTAGGTCTTGTCATCGGTATAGAAGTCGGGCGCCATGATGGTGCAGTACCACCATAATGAGCGACGGGCGAGCTCACAACCTGCCCTGCGGTGGATGTCCGGCATCGCCGCCACGGCCGTCCTCTTGCTGATCCTGGCGGTCATTTCTTGTCCTTGGGCTTGGTGCTCTCGTAGAGTTTGATGAGCTCGTCGGCCGATAACTCGGATAACGGATCGACCGTTAGTTTTACCTCCTCGGCCATCTGCTCCTTGAGCTTGGCGAGGAACATGGCCGCCTTGGTGTCGCCCTTGGCGGCCTTGGAATACATCGCGGCGATAATCGCTCCGTCCATCGTGAGGTTGCTGTCCTTGACCTCGGATGCGGTCTTGGGGTCGGTTATCTTGCCGTCCCTCATGGGGAGATTGCCGAATAGGATAGCCCATTCGCGCATCGTTCTTTTCTGAGCTTGTACTTGCTGTGACTTCTTCCCGCCTAACCTTCCTTTATCCTTGTTTGCGGGATCTCCCTTCTTGCAGGGTTTTAGGTTCTCCGGGTGTAATTTAGGGTTCGGATTCGCCATTATATATGCTCCTGTCCGACCTCGGACATTTTATTAATCGGTTTGTAGGATGGTTCGGGTCTTGCCGATGCCGTTGTCGTATTTGCGACATTCACCCTAATCCTCCTCCAGGCCTATCTCTGAGGCTGTCTTTATCCTCTTGACCAGGTCGAGGATGTTATTGGCCAATTGCTCGGCCTCATCCACTCCGATGGATGCGTTGAACGTCTTATTGAGGATGACCGCAATCTCCCACGGGTATTCCTTGTGAAGGACCGCTTGTACGGGGATTACCTTGTACGTCATCTCATACCCACCCTCTTGAGCTTGCCATAACGTCCCTCATGTGCGTTGGTCTTGTGGAATACCTGAATCTCGGTGGCGATCATCACTGCGAGGGTATCGCGTATGTCCCATGTGTCCTTATGGTTGACCACCCACTTGGCGATGGTCTGCTCATTGGCGCTTATCAGCATCATACCGAGCAATCCGTCAGCTCTTATCGTTGCGTTCCTGATCTCCACGGTGCCGTTGGACTTGTCGATGGTCATGTCCCCGGGGTCGGCGATTATCCGTACTTCGGGTTGGTTCATCTCCTGCGCCTCCTGCGTCTGTTGATGTATGCGTCCGCTCCTCCGCTTATGATGATGACCGTCATCATCAGGACGGCCAATAAGCAGAACATTACCAACGTATCATCGGTCATCCGCTCCCTCCTCTATCCAGCAATTGCGATGCTGGTCATATCTTCTCCATCTGATCCTTACGTCCTCGGGGACGTCCATCTCGAGGGCCACGGTGTACGCCCCATCGTCCATCATCTGAGCGGTCGGGTGCTCCGCCCATTCCGGGATCGGGATCCCCTCGTCGAGCTGGCCGATGCCGATGATCCATGTCCCGACGTAGCAGAACGATACGAGTATGCCTTCGTCATCGTTGGCGATCTCGGCGTATGCGACCCTTCCGTAGCAGTCGTCGCTCTCGTGATACGTCTCCCTGTTTGTGCTGACCGTGATGTACGCGCTGTCGTCGGAATAGCCCCATAGAGCGAGGTGCTTCCTTTTCTGCGATGCTCTGTCCCATGCGTGGTGGTTCATTCGACCACCCCGAGGTACTTCTTTATCCTGTCCTTGAGCTCGTCCCAATTCTCGGGGCGGTAGCTCGTGCCGTCATAATTGAACTCGTGCTCCACGTTGAGGATGGCCGATGCGAGCATCAGCATCACGGGCCACTCTATCGGGCCTATCGTCAGGGCATCTTCGAGCATCGGTTCCTCTGCCTGTCTCGCCTTGACGTTGTCGACGAATATGGTGCAGAATACCTGCCCGTCCGATGACATTCTCCAGGCCACCTGCGTGTCGTTATCTATGTCGAATACGCGGAGGGTCATCCGACCACCTTCTCGGCCTTTTTACCTGTAAACTTCTCCCATCTGTCGACGATCACATCACAATATATCGGCTCTAATTCCATCATGTAAGACCTCCTTCCCAATTGCTCGCATGCGATCATAGTCGTGCCCGTTCCTCCGAAGCAATCGAGGACGGCCCCCCCCTCTCTGTGAATCTCGATATGATCTCACTCGGAAGGTAGACGGGAAAGGTCGCACGATGGATCTCCGCGTATTCATTCGTTGACGATGCGGATATACCCTCGACTACTCCGTGGAACATCCTGTCATCGAAATGCTTGAAGGATCTCGAACCCTCCATACCGAAGGCTATGATAAGCTCCACCGCCGACGATATAACGCCATCGGCTATGACGGGCATCGGGTTGGTTTTCTTCCAATAAAGGAGATCCTTGAACTCGTCCGAGAACTTGTCCAGCAATCTCGCAATCGTTCTCTTGCTGCCAGCTTGCACCCCGATGTTGTAAAAGACCTCCTCGGCATTGTCCATCAATAGGTCGAGATTGGATCTCAGGAACTCAAAATACTCGTCATCGGTACGGTGGTCATTATCTGCGAGGTATTTCTTCCCGGTGCACTTCTGATAACGTCCGCCTCTCTCGGCGGATGATGTGACGTCAAGGTGGTGTGCATTGTACGGCGGGGATGTGAATGCTATGTCCGCCTTGTTGCCTCCCATGAGCTTGGCCATGTCCTTGGCGTCGGTACTGTCTCCGCACATGAGGACGTGATCGCCGAGCTTGTAGACGTCTCCGCGCTTGGTCTTGGCAATCATCGTCTCGGTGTCCGGCACCTCATAATCATCTTCTTGAACATCGACGGATTCGTCGTCATCCGCCTCGGTATCCGTCAAATCCAGCCCGAACTCGCTCATTTCGTAGTCGAGCCCTTGGATCTCGGGAACGAGCAGATCATAATCCCACGTCGCAATCTCGCCCGTGGAGTTGTCGGCGATGCGGTATGCCTTCGCCTGCTCCTCGGTCAGATCGGCGACCACCACCGGGGCGGTCTTGAGCTTGAGCTTCTTCGCCGCCTTATATCTCGTATGCCCCACGATGATGACGTTTTTCTTGTCCACGACTATCGGCTGCTGCCATCCGAACTCCTTTATCGAGTTGGCGACCTTGTCCACCGCATCGTCGTTCCTGCGTGGGTTGTTCTCGTATGGCCTTATGTCCTTGACGGCCATGTCTATCGTCTGCATCCTATGTCCTCCTGAATGTGATCTTCATCGAATTGGCCACCCTCAGCGTGACCCCTTGTTTACTGTACGATACGCCCTCGAGCTTGCCTAATCTGACAACGGATCCTCCGCGCATCGTTGCTACTGTCTCAGTCTCGTCGATGCTCCAGCGTGTATGGTTGCCGTCCTGCCATGCTACGGGGCGCCTGCCCTCTTTTAATTTGGTCTCTACATTCCCATCCATCATATTGTCCACCGTGAACGTGTCCGTTACGCCTGACTGTCCTCTCCAATACTCCATCGTGGGCTTGCCTCCGCCGGGGCGGGGGATCGTCCTCGATGATACCTTCTCCTTTATCGTGTTGCACTTGAGGAACGCGCATACTTGCGCCATCGGTATCCCCGTGATCTCGCTGAGCTCCTTGGCCGTGTACGGTCTCGGTGCCCTGTCGAGGGCGGCGCCTATGCTGACCATTATGCGCATCGGCACCTTGGGGGAGCTGAGGTAGGCGCAATTCCTCATAGATCCTCGTCCTCGTAGAATATGGCCCATATAGCCAGCACGATGCACGCGACCGCCAGCGTTATGATCGATGCGGTGGCGAATACGCGCGATGCGCCGTATATCTCGAATATGCTCAATATGCTGGCCGTGATTGACAGCACGGCCGTCATCAGTACCGCGAGCAGGCCGTAGGTCTTGAGCGTCCATGACTTGAGCCTGTCTGGTATCCCTTCCGTTATTGCGTCTAACATTTTCGTCTCCTGTCCTTGTCGTTGTATAGTAAGATCATCCACTTGATCGCCCGGCGCACCGCCTGCGATATGTTGAGCCCGTTGGCCTCGGCGTATGTCTTGAGGCGGGCATATTCCGCCGTTGATATGCGGAATGTCACCAGGGGTTCGCCGTCCTTCATTCGTCATCATCCTCCTCGCAATACCTCGCCGGGACCTTCTTGGCGGATTTGGCGTCCCATCTGTCCTTCGGGTCGATGGGGATGTCGGGGTTGGCGTAGAATCTCGAGCACCCCGGTACGCAGTCGTTCTTCTTCCCGTCCTCGCAGATTCCCAGGATCCTGCGCTGACAATACTTGCGGACCTTTATCGGCAATATCCACGGGCGGTACGGATGCACGTCCTGGCTGACCTTCGGCCTCAGTCCGAGCTCGTGAGCGAGATCCATCATCGCATCGAATGACTTGGACGGGACGAGCTTCCCGTGCTCCCCGCGTGTATATGCCGAGAATAGGCATAGCTCGACGGGTGCGCTGACGCCCATGAATCTGCGTATGTCCTGCGGCGTCTTGCCGTGACTGAGCGCATAGATCATCAGGTGCTCCGTGTGGGCCTCCGGGTCGTATTCCTGGCCGTAATAGTTGCACATCGACCCGTTGACCGCCTCGCGCATCTTGAGGCCGTATTCGGCCTTATCCGTCTCGAATATGAGCTCGTCGCCCTCGATCCTGGCGGCGGTTATCAGGTATGATTCGCAATCCCATCCCTTGAGGCCCTTGTGGACGGTTATCCAATCCGTGACGGTGCCGTCGTACTCGATGATCTTGTGATAACCGCGAGTGTTGTGGCTCCAATACTCGAGCACCCTGTCCTCGGGATCCATGAGGGTCGCGTTGAGCCGATTCGGTCTCCCATTGTCCATGAGCCTGTCGTGGGTGGTTCCTCCTTGGGGCATCCTTCCGATGTCCCTGACGATGACCTCCGCGTCCTGCCTCGTGGTGCAGTATTCATACGGACCGACGTCCTCCAGGTGGATGAGCCTCTTGGTCCTGACGATCTCGCGGGGCGTGAACGTATCCCATGTTACCTGGGTGGTCATGCGCATACCTCCTCAGTTAGTGCGAGCATTGTGGCCCCCCCCCTCTCATAATCGGATATGTCAATCGACCAAAACAGCCACGGACGGCTCCATCTCTTGAGATCTGCCATCCTCGAGGTCTTGGGCACATCCATGTTGAGCATCACATACGCCGAGGCATTGTTCTCCTTGAGGATCCTCATGCGCTCGACGGCATCCTCGACCGCCGCATCGTCGTGGGTGTAGACGTAGAATATGCAGTCGTTCTTAGTGTCGATCCCTGCCGCGCTGAGGATCCCGATCCCTCTGAGGACGTCATCCTTGTAATCCATCGAATCGAATGCGAACTTCCAATCGTTTATCGGTCTCAGCTTGGCCAATGCCTCAGCGATCTCCGAATCCATGAGACGGATGTCGAGCCCTTGGTTGAAGTCGACCTTCATCCCCCTCGTGCTGAGCTCGTCGGCCAATGCGAGGAACCAGCCCTTATCGGCGAGGATGTTGTTGTCGAGGAATGTTATCGAGGTGTACTTCGCCTCGGTGCCCATTATGGCCTCCAGGGCCTCCGTGGGTGTGTCGTATAGCCTTCTGAACCTGCCCTCTTTCCTCGGTACGATGCAGAAGTGACAATGGCGGATACATCCGCGTGTAGTGAATCCGTAGTATGTCGTGTTGTCAGGGTATATCGAGTAGTCGGGCGTCATCGCCTCGATCTCGTCCGGGAGGATCTTCTTGAGGTCGTAGCCCGATCCTCCGACGTCTATCTCCGCATTGGGATAATAGAATCTGAGACCGTCCACGAGGTGGCGGTTCTTCTTGAAGATTACCGAGGCGTAGACCTTGTCGGGATCTGTGATGCCGAATCCTACCTCGTCCCCCTGTGCCTTATGATATGCGCTGATCTTCATGAGAGCGAGGTTCGGGATCTTGGAATCCACGTCGATGAGGAGGACCTTACCGCTTGATTGGCACGACATAACCCGCCTCCTTCCATCTTGCGTAGTATTCGGCCACGCATACCTCTGAGCTCCTGCGGATGCACTTGGCCGCCTTGGCGCACCTCTTGCACGGGTTGAACGTGACCATCGTTGCGCTCGAGTATGAGCGGATGACGATGAAGTCCTGCTCGCTCATCTCGCGGTCGAGCATCGCCCCGGTGCTGAGCTCGATCACTTGACCACCTTCTTGGGCTTCCATATCGGGTCGAGGCGGTAGTCCTCGCACGGTTCGAGACCCGCATGGAATCCGCCTGTTTTGTCGCAGATGCACCCTACGTTGTTGGGTGCGATTGCATACTTGCAGGTCCTGCACGATGGCGTCGTCATTCGACCGCCCCCAGGATCTCCCTCAGCTCGTCTATCTGCTTCCTGAGCGACATGCTGAGGTTCATCACGCCCGCCCTCCTGAGGTCGTCGGCGATTGCCTCCATCTTCCTGAGTATGTCCGGCACCCTGGTGGTGGTCGGTGTCGGCCATGTGAACTGCATCGAGTAGGCCGTCGGGGTGTCGGTCATGCCTTGACCTCCTTGATGCGTACCCAACAGCGAGGGCATACGCTGAACCTATCGAGATAGAATACCATCCCGCACTTGGGGCAATACCATCTCATTGGATGCGCCCCCTTATCTTGAGGTCGGCGTATGCGATGATCTCGGCGAACTCGTCCCACTCCTCGCGGGTCTCGAAAAAATATACGGTATGGCCGAGGCCCCTCAGATAGATATTGCCGCCCGAGGTAAAGACGGTATATTCGCCCTTCTGCGCTATTGTCTCGGTGACGGTCATTATAATGCCCTCCATGATGCCATCCTGGTGCCGTTCTCGACAATGGTGCCGACCTGCACAATATAACCCTGCTTGGCCAGCGTTCTGAGCTTGCCTGCTGTGCTGTTGATGTTCTTATAACTGAGCTCGCCGTATGCCCTGAAGGCCATCTGCCTTGTGGTGAATACGCCCATGTCCGGGGCGAACTCGAGGATCTTGTCGACTATCGAGCCCATCAGTACTCCTCCTCGCGGTCGGGATCATAAAGGCCCCTGTTGTAAAGCTCGAGTACGACCTTGCCTGCTGTGATGGCGTCATCGAGTGCGCGGTGAGCTCTGAGCTTGCCGACGCCTCCGCATAGCGTGCCGTATGCCGTCTTGAGGTTGGGCCATAAGCCCTCGGCCATCACCTGCCCGGATGCCTTCATTATGCACGGGGCTCTAAAAAATCCGAAGTCCAATACGTCGGGGATGATCGCATCGAACCATGGATAGACGAACCTGTCGAGGTCGAACTCGGTATTATAGCTCGTCACATATTCCCCGTCCAGGATGGTCGCCAGGATCATCGCGGCCTTCTCCTCGTCGATGGGTGAGCGATAGCACTCAGGCGGGCTCATGTGGCCCTCGCTGAATATGAACGACCTCTCCTGCTCAGGCGTGAGCTTATCGTGATATATCGGGTGGCCGAATATCGGCGCCACGGTCTTGCGCTGAAAATCGACATTGGCCGCGCCGATCTCGACTATCCTGTCTCCTGCCTCGTAACCGTCGAGCCCGGTGGTCTCGAGGTCGATAACAAGGATGTTATCGATCACTGAGATCCCTCCTCCTCGTCCCTGACCATCATTTTTTTAGTATCAAGGTCATAGCGGCACCTTCCCGTCCCATAAATGGGGCAGTATGTGCGGCAATATTCACTGTCCACGCCGTATGCGTAGTCTGACCAGCACTGGTGCTCAGTCATGCCTTGGCCCCCCATACCTTGGCGGCGTTGTGTCCCCTGCCGACCTGCTGGACGGCGCCGATGCTGACGAGATAAGAGACCACGTTGCGGGCATGGATGGGGTCCATGCTCAGGTTCGCAGCCATCTCTGTCGTCGTCTTGGGGCCTTGGTAAAGCTGATCCATCACGGCCTCCTTGTCCCCGGCGGGGATCCCGCCGAAATCCTTGTGGATGTGGAACTCGTATCTCATGCTACCGTCCTCCATATCTTGACGGTGCGGTTGGTCCTCGTGTCCTTCTTGCAGGCCCACGATACTACGAGCCCCATATCCACGAGCTCGTTGACGCGCCCGGTGACGGTGCAGATCTCGAGCCCGAGGATGGTGGCGATGTCCCTATTGCTGAGCGTCTTGTCGGCCTTGATAAGGTTGTATATCTGCCTCTGAAGGTTGTTGACCTTGGCCTTGTCCAGCGTGTAATAGCTGAGTATCGAGGTCTGCGAGACGGACATATCACTCGGACCTCCTGCATCTGACGGCGTCGATTATCGCCGAGTATGTTCTGCAATTCCTCACCGCGAACTCGAATCCGGGGCGGTCGTGGGTGGATGCCTCGGCGGCATTCCACCATACGAGGCGGAGTGCGTTGAGGCGGTTCATCCGATCACCTTCCCCAGGATCCTGATGAATGCGTCCTTATCCTCGTCGGATATGTCGCCGTTGTCCCACTTGCTGGCGAGGCGGTCGGTGAGCTCCTTGACCACGGTCTCGGAGAAGCTGTCGAAGTTGTCCTTGACGGCCTCCTGAATGTTCTCGTCGTAGACCGAGAACTCGATCTTGATGTCGCCGTCGCGGGCCTTGATGTCCCACTCGATCTCGTTCTTGCGGTAGAG